TAACTGCCGAACATTAGACATATCCTGACACAAGACCAAGGCGGAGGAGTCTATATCAGACGGGAATTTATCCTCATCCTGACCATCCAACCATTCCTGAACCAGATCTATGATATTCTTACCTCCACTGGAATAATTATCGAAATCACACAATACAGAGAATTTCCTTTGTGACTCGGCGTTACTTTGTATTAAAGTGGTAGGATCGGTCTCCGTATAATCACTAGCCAGCTTATATGTAAAATCAATCATAGAATCCACCAAAGAGTTTTTATCCAATATAGTCCTGGTCTCTATCCTCTCGATATCATCACATCCACCAGGGAAATCGGGAGCCTTTATACCGTCTTGATCCTCCGGCAATGATATAGCAGCGCATAACTCGTCAGTAATACCTACATTAGATTCTATGATATCACACAGGTTCTCTATATTATCAGCGATATAATCAATAGCATCATCTACCGTAACATCTTCCCCCATCGTGTTGATAACGAATTGGGTCTCTCCTACCGTGGCATATTCCTGCTCTACATATCTGAGTTGCTTGACATCTAGCTGATTCTTGCATTCTCCTCCAAAATCATCAAATCCCCAAGACGGGTCGTTTATGATCTTTGCCGTATTCTTAAACTGCCAAAGATGACGGCGGCTGTTCCCGGCGCACTGCGGGTTGTTCTCCAGCACCGACGCAGCCGACAGGTCGTCAGAGTTACCGTCCTCATCAACGATAACCCCCATCTCCTCCCTTGTGGCCGGACGAGGGATAAGCGGGAATCTAGCTGTCCTGTATCCTGTATTGGTAAAGAACCTTATACCCAACGGATATACCTCGTCACGCATGAAAGAGGCGTATTTAGAGCAAGCCACACCGTCTTTATACAAATTCTCCGTGGCTATAGATGTCTGCCATTTAACGAAATGACCCAAGAAGTTAACGACCGGTTGAAGATTCCATTCGTTCTCCACGGTCAAGCCGTATTGAAGAAGACGATTCCCGACAGACGTCATGCCTCTGGCTGTCTTATATACCGGTATTTCCTTGGATAACTTCTCCATGGTCGTACGCTCGCTATACTGATCCGTAAGATAATAGATAGTCCTTTCCGTTATCGGATGTATACCTTCTATGAAATACTCAAGAACCGGGCTTTGCTCACCATTAAACCCAACCGTGTTCTGTATAACACCTATCTTATAATGAGATACCTGCTTGTCTATATTGGATACAGTAAGGCGGATACCCATATTGGTTGACTTACCCCATAAACCATCACGAATAACCATATCTTGACGGTCGAATAACATGATTGGGTTGGTCAATGAGCAATATCCGGTCTTCTCTATCCCGAACTCATCGCACAACGCCACGCAGAACTGGTAGGTCCCGGCACGCAAGCTCCCCCCGAACTCCACGACCTCAGGCTCCACGCACGGGGCCGTCAGCAACGGGAACACCAGCAGCTTCTCGCAGGCCAGCCTACACCTCTCTATTGGCTTGTCATCCCCACATGTCTTATACCCATGGTAATGATACCAAAAATCACCATCATCATCCGGATTAAGAGCCTTATCGACCATAACATATCGCTGGGGATTATATCCATCGGTCCAGTATATCACCTTCCCGCATTTCTCGTCCTTGATCTCTATGTCGAATATCGGGTGATGGATGGAGAAGTTAAGACAAGGATCATCAACCCCGTCCTCTATCAGGACCTCCATCAAATCACATATCTCATCAAAACGACCATCCGACTCCTCAAGCCTCTCGCCAAGGATACGATGGATGTCCTTTCCCGATCCAGCCAATTGATCCTCCACGGTCTTGATATAATCCAATGACCGCATGAACGTGATCTTAGACGTATTATCATCCGGATTAGATAGAAAGAAATAAGTGTTATCACCAGCTATATCATTCTTATACCCAATAACCTTATAGCCATCAAATCGCTTACATAAAAGGGTACTAGGCTCGTTCTGGATCTTAAGCTGGCTTCCATCGTCACCCTCTATGGTAGCGTTCAAGGCGAAACTATATTCAGACGGGGATAGATCCTGTGGATGCTTATCCCTGTTCATCCCGGAGTCGGGAACCGCTATGTTAGAATTGTTCTGCACGATGTTATGTTTTTCGCAAAGATAACAAATCCGGCGGATAATCACTTACACGCCGGATCTTAACAAAAACTGTACGTATTATGCTAAAACATTCAAATCACGCGAATATAAAAAAATCCTCCTAACTTTCACAAGTCAGGAGGAAGACTAAACACTTAAAACGTCTCGTGGTAAAGCACAAAAACATAATAATTACGAATTTCCACCCATGTAGTTCGATTGCTTATCGGCATCCTCTACAGATATGTAAAAGAAACCGTTAGTCACGTATCTCTCATTGACATCCACAAAATCAGTAGATCCTTTGTCCACTCCTTTCTTCGATCCCTCATCACACACAGCTACCAGACTATTAAAGTCATTGGAATAACCTACGATCACACCGTGTATATCCCGATTTCGAGGATCGAATACGTACCTCATCTTACACCTATCGTAAGCTAACTCTAAAGAGCTTTTGCTTAACCTCTCATCTAATCCAGCACCCGCTACCAAGGCCAAAACGCTCTTTGATATGTCACTCATGGTGGTATCCTTGGTCGGAGCCTTAGGCATAGAAACGCCTTCCATGACAAAATCCAACGCCTTATCTACAAGGCCATCGAAATCATCATCTCTTATATAATCCTTAAGCACCTCCAGTATATATAACCGGACATGGAGTTCGTTATTTACATCATTTAAAGTTATCATGATCCTAGTTTTCGGCAAAGCTAGATTATTCCCACGCAATAAAAGATCAAATATGTCATAAGTGAAGGATTAAAAAAAATAAAAAAACTCTCCTATCCTCACGAACAAGAGAGCCGATGTGTTTATATTATGAAGAAAAATCTATTCACCTATTCTTACAATACAGTCACGAGATTCCTTGTTATAGATCATCGTGCCTACCTTAGAATACAAGGTCTTTATATTTTGCCAATTATCCTCACCATGGGCGGATACGTTAGTGGGAGCGTCACCGGTATAAACCTCCTCGCCTCCGATATTGACAAAATCATATCCACGTTTCTCCATAGAACCGCCCTTATATGCCGTGAACCTGATAGTGACATTACCTTTCTCACGACCACCATACCAGTTACCGTATATACTGCATCTGATCTCAAGAGGTAATTTATCATAATTATCACCATCCAACAACGGTCCCATCTGGATCAAAGCTGCCTCATTACCCGATTCCATGTTATCACCACCATGGATGAGATAATCACCTACCCGTTCCTGCGTGGTCTGGTACTGTTTACTCCAACCAACCAGCTTGCCGTCAACGCCTGGGAGGCCGGTGTTGTCGAAACCGGTTGCCGTGTCAAAGTCAATGCCGTCCTCGTCAGCCCAGATATACCTAAGCACAAGGTAATCGAACTCCGGGATGATCACCACCGGGACGGACTCCTGCCTGCACACGAACGTCTTCTCCTCCTTGGTTCCCTCTTTTATAACCTTATACGTTACCTGACGTATCTCACCAGTCTCATTGATATCAGCGGTAACCTTAACCTCAGCAGGACCAGTACCACTTGTCTTATCTAAATGTATCCAATCATTTTTCTTTGCCATATTATCTTTTTTTCTTTTTAAAAACGTATATTCGCGTCATAATCGCGGGGTGGAGAAGAGGTATCTCATTAGGCTCATAACCTAAAGATCGAGGGTTCGATTCCCTCCCCCGCAACTAAACCAATTTGATATACTTATCAAAAGCATTGGGCCACATCCGCTCATAAGACAACATCCTTCTCCTATTATCCTCAGCCAGTTCCCGATAATCATTTAACGTGATCATCGACATCTTAAGCTCCTTCATAGCCCTAGCGAACTTACCCGGTTCCTGTTGGGCGTATAGCTTATAAGCGTCACCAGCGCCCTGTACCAAACCGTTCACGGCAGCGTTCTCAAAGATCTTCATCTTGATATACGTCTCAACATAATCCTCAAGGTATCCTAACGCCGTTTCAGGTATATATGGAAGACCGTCATCATCCTTAGGCGTAGCACGATATATGATATAAATAAACCCGTCAAACCCGGTATACATAATATTGCCGGATATAGTTATATCATAATTATCCCAATCGTGCTTATCCCGATACTTGTCAGCGGCGCAATCACGCCTCAACCCACGACCTATCGATAATCTTACAGGATGATGGTAATGGAAGCGAACCTCATGAGACCCGATATATATCTTCTCCGTGATCGTCTTCTCAAACTCCTCCTTACAGCACTCGGTGCAGGAGTTCCAACGGAAACCGCGCTCGGTGCGCTCGACCCAGCCGATCTCGTGTTGGAGGTCAGCCTTAGCCTTGTCGCCGCCCGGTATCTCGCAAACCAGAGGCTCACATCTATAAGCGTCAAGCATGTCGAAAAAATCGGAAGGCAATACCGCCTGTTTATTACTGGTCTTGACAACCGCCTCTGACATGACCGCTATAACACCCCCGAACCTTTTCAAGGCGATCTCAGCCCACCTATAAACAGACGAGGTATCTATAGCCCCGCTATCATCGTATTTATGTAAATCGGCCTTGATCTCGGCCAATAGCCCTTTTATAGTCATATTTAAGTCTTTTGCACAAAGATATGTATTTGAATCCGTGATACAAAAAAAAATCCAGTCTACCCTCACGGGCTAACTGGATCACAAAAACTTCTACAGCTTATAAACCCATTTAACTCCAAATACCTTACTCTCCGACTCAACCTCCCGGTACAAGAACTTATACCTCCTACCTGATTCCATAGCCAATCTACACTCCTTATTCAACGCCGGAGAAATATAGAGATGGAAATACTTGTTCCGAGGCATAAAATCAATACACGTATGGACATAAGAATATCCACCAGTTCCACGTCTGTTAATAGTACCGGTAAGCTTATTTAGATATATCTTACGATTAGGATTGATCTTATGGCACAGATAACCGATGTTGTTTATATAAACCCCACCCTCATTATCCAGATACTTATCACGTATGACCTTCCATATCAAGGACTGACATTCGAGAATATCATTCTTGTCCACAATCGTATGTTTCCTTCTCTTGCCGTTCTTAGACATAATAGATCTATAAAAACGGAGAAAGTACTGATCAAGTATTTTAAATGACTTTGTTTTCATATCACAAATATAACGATTTCATCCTAATACAAGAAATTTATACACAAAAATACACCGCCTGCACCAAGGACG